AACCCAGTCGGTGCCCTCACGGTGCGCCAGAAGACCGACAACGATCTTCCCCGCAGGGTTCACGCCGGCAGAAGCGATGACAGCGCTAGAACGGTCAGGGGTTACATCGACACCGATACTGACCTTATCCAAAGTCTGCTCATCCGTAGACGCACCAGCACGCCACTTAGCCTGGGGAATAAACGACTCGCCACCAATCGGGGCCAGGATTCCAAGACGCTCACGCCGATACTGTTCATCAGCGAGGTTCCCAAGATCCGCCCACACATCCTCGAGCGTCTGATTGGACAGCCCCAATGACGGGTTCGCCTGAAGAATCGCCTGAATATCATCATTCTCAGCATCCTCCGGGGCGGACCACTCAAAGTACGCCAACCCCGGGGTCTTGGCAATACCGCGCTCACGCACATTATTGAGAACAAACGAATCAGGCATGCCCGCAGACGACGTGTACCAGATCTGAGGATTAGGGCGCGCCGACATTGCCGGTGTAATCGCGTCCATCATCCCCTCAGTGAGCGCGTAAGCTTCGTCGAGGGCCAGAAAATCCCCGCTGAATCCGCGAGTTGATTACTGAGCGCGGGCGCGTAGGCATCTGGCTTGATGGCACTTCTGCGGCGTCTGCGCTTGAGCCTGATTTTAAGGCTGCTGGTGTGGGTAAGCAGTTGATTGCTCGTGCTGATTATTACCGGGCGTGTGGTCGTTTCTTTGATTTGGTGGATCGGGAGAGTTTGGTCCATACGGATGAGGAAGCGCTTAACAACGCTGTGTCTGCGGCTAGGCAGGGCTCTAAGGGCGATCTCTGGTCGTGGTCTCGTAAGGACACTACCGCCGACATTAGCCCGCTTGTGGCCGCGACGTTAGCTGTTCATGGTGTGCAGAAGCGTCTTGGTGTTTCTTCGTCTTCCCGTTCTCGTCGTTCTGGCGGTCGCGGTTCGTTCTTTGGTTAGTGGAGGTGCTTATGCGGGCTCTTGCGGAGTTCGAGCTTGAGACGCTTCAGCGTCTTCATGCGAAGGTTGTTGAATACCAGCGGTTGAACCGCGTCCGGTCTAATTTTGCTGAGGGTAAGGAACGGTTGGAGAAAATTGGTTTCTCTATTCCGCCTTCGATGCGTGATTTCGGGTTTATTCTGTCGTGGCCTCAGCAGTCGTGTGATGCGGTGTCGGAGCGTGTGAATCGGAAGTGGTTTACGGCCCGGGATAAGTCGACGGAGTTGTTCAAGCAGATTGATGCGCTGTCTAGTGAGTGGCGTTACAAGTTGGTTGAGGAGCAGGCGAAGGACGCGGCGCTCCGGCACGGGGTGAGCTTTGTGTTCACCAGTAAGGGCAACACTGCTGCCGGCGAACCCGAAGTCCTCAGCACGGTGAAGTCCGCTCTTGCCGCTACGTGCGAGGTGTCGCCTCGTTCGCGCAGGGTGACTGCGGCGCTCGAGCTGGTGGAGTCGACGACGGTGAACCTGTACCTGCCGGGTGTGGTGCTGTATTGCAAGCGCATCCCGGGTTCGTGGCAGATCTTGGACATCTACGAGACGGGCACCAGCCGTGTCTTGTGCACCCCGTTTGTGCATGATCCGACTGCGGAGAAGCCGTTGGGTCGTTCCCGTATCACGTACCCGCTGATGGGTCTGACGATGGCTGCGGCGCGCACGATGCTCCGGCAGGAAGTATCTGCCGAGTTCTACGTCGCCCCGCGCATCATGGCGTTGGGCGGCGGTCGTGAGCTGTTCGAGGGCGAGGACGGGGTTGTGTCCCCGTGGTCTGCGCTGACTGGTGCCGTGTGGGCTGTCCCTGACGAGATTGACGACGTTACGGGTGAGCGTTCACGACTGGACGTGAAGACGCTGCCGCAGATGTCGCAGCAGCCGTTCTCCGATCAGATGCGGCTGTTGGCGGAGACGGTGTCTGGTGAGACTGGCATCCCGGCGTCTCAGCTTGGACTCTCCCAGGACAGTAACCCGGCGTCTGAGGCTGCGATTGTGGCGTCTGAGAACCGTCTTGTCCGGATCGCGCAGAAGCAGTTCGCCCCGTTCGGTATGGCGATGACCGACCTGGCCGTTGATCAGCTTCACGTGCTGTACGGGGATCTTGGTGAGACGGGGATGCGGTCTATTGCAGGCTTGGCCCCGCGTATGGCTGATCCGCGCACGCGTTCGGTGGTGGAGCAGTCGCAGTTCGTCGCACAGCAGGTCGGGTCGGGTAACTTCCAGGCTGGCACGCTGGAGACGTTGCAGGAGCTTCCGATTGATCCGGAGGCGGCTGTTGCGCACGCTGATGCTAACCGGCGACTGTCTGCTGCGAACAGCATCATGGCGCGTATGGGTGAGGCCCCGGTCAACCCGGAGCACGAGGCCGCCGAGACCCGTCGTATCGCGTACCAGGCTCTCAAGGAGGGTATCTACGCGGGTGGCACGTTCGAGTCCGTGAAGGCCGACCTCGCACTTGCTGGTATCAACGTTGACGGCATCGAGTGGTCGGGCACGTTCCCGAACACGCTCCGCCTCCCGGAGAATGAAGCCGCCGGCCTCGAGGACGCCTGATGAGTGTTGAGAGCTACCTCGCGACGGTTCAACGGATGATGCAGTGGGCGATCCGGGACATCAACCGGCTGATCGCACGCGTGGACATGACGGACCCTGACGCGGCGCGTGATGCTTTGCGGGCTGAGTTGCCGACGCTGATCTCCGTTTGGGGTGAAGCGGCGGCGACCGTGGCAGCGGAGTATTTCGAGGAGCTGATTGACGCGCCGGCTGTGCTCGCGGACCCGGTTGATTCCGAGGCCGTTGAGGGCATGGTCGGGTGGGCTGTCGGGCCGCTGTACGGAGAACTTGTGCCTCAGTTGGATGAGAACGGTGAGCCCGTCCTGGGCGACTCAGGGGAACCCATCGTGGACAAGATCCCGCCGGACCCTGCCAAAGCCGCCAGGAACCTACAGGGCGCGTCCCAGCGGCACATCCTCAACACGGGGCGGAACACCATCCGATATTCGGCGGAGAACACGCCCGGTGTCGGATGGGCGCGCATCCTCCAAGGGGAAACCAACTGTGCCTTCTGCGTCGTACTCGCCTCCCGGGGCGGAGTGTACTCCTCTGCTGAGACGGCGGGCGCTAAATCCACGTCTGGGAATGATGAGCGGGTGAAGTTGGGTGATGCTTGGCACTCGCACTGTGACTGCCAAATCATCGCCATACGCGACGACTCCGACTATCCGGAAGGCTATTCGCCTGACGTCTTCTATGAGCAGTACATGGCTGCCAGGCGGAGCGCCGACGCTAAGGTGCTGAGATCTGCGGACGCGGAGCCGGGGCAATCAACCATCCTCAGTGAGATGAGGCGTCTCCACGGAATGACGTAGCACGCATGTAGGCCGCGAGCTGATCCGCGATCTCCGGGGTACGCAGCAGCCCCTCCGCCATGTTGCAGTATCGGCACAGAAAGCCTCGCACGCACTTACTGCATCCGTGCGTTCCGGGGCAGCATGCGTGGTCGTGGTCGATGACAAGGTCATCCGTGGTGAAACATGCCATGCATTGGGGTCTATCTAGACCTAGTCGGGCTGTCATCTCAAAGATATTGACGCCGTGCTTGCGGGCGAACCTGCATGTTCGGCATACGCGGTATCGCGGCTTGCCTACCTGCCCCTCGAACTTGTCGACGGGCAGGTAGGCACCGTGGTCGATGCACCAATGCAATCCGGGGTTGTTTGCGTCACAGCTCTTGCAGACGGGGGACTTGCGCGCTGTGCCTGCAAAATGGATGGGAGACTGTGTTTCCCCGCAGTTGATGCATGTGCGTACGGGCAGTTTTTCCCCATACAACAGGGTGCGCGCTTCTTTGCAGTACTTGCCCTGCGGCTTCCCCTGACTGTCGATGACGAAAGTATCGAATGTGTGCGGGGTTTTGTGGTAGTTGCACCACCGTAGGCCAGGGTTAGTGTTTCGGCAGTCCGCGCATGTGCTAGGTACCGCGCCACCAACGACTTCACCGCCGCGCATTTCCTCATGGCTCTTGGTGGCGTCGCACCATCCGCAGTGATAGGTCTTATTCCTGAGTCTCGTTGGTGTTTCAGTCATGCTGCCCCGCTTCAGTGGTGTTACTTGGTTACATTTACATGATACAGCATTCGGATCGAAATGCATACAAGCTTGAGCGCACTAATGTCCAGCGTTCTAAAATTGGTTACGGCTCCCTTTTGCGCCCGTTCACCGTTTCATGTACAGTGAACAGCGGAAGCATTATATCTGTTTCCCCACAATCTTCCCGGCGTGTGAGAGGCGCAGGGGTTCCCGCCTAACAAGGTGGGTTTTCGCGGAGTCCCGATGGGGCTCCTTTTTCATGTGTCAATCCACCTGGCCGAAATGGCGAGGCAATCCCGGAATGGGGCTATACCAAATGAGCGACGAGCAGAACCCGACGCCCGACGTTGAGCAGCAGGAGTCCAAGCAGGCGCCTGACTGGCGTAAGCACGCTAAGACGTGGGAGGAGCGGGCGAAGACCGCTAACGCTGAGCTGGAAGAGCTGCGTAAGCGTGCCGCGAAGCTGGACGAAATCGAAGAGGCGCAGAAGACCGCTGAGCAGAAGCAGGCTGAGGAGCTGGAAAAGCTCCGGGCCGATCTTGCTGAGGCGCGCAACTCTGTTGCTGCTAAGGATCGGGCGATTCTTGTGGAGCGCGTTGCCGCCTCTAAGGGGGTCCCCGCCCGTTACCTTGCAGGTGATTCTGAGGAGGATCTTGTGGCTTCTGCTGACCAGTTCCTCGAGGACGCTAAGACCCTCGCTAAGCCTGTCGGGTATGTCCCGTCGCAGGGTGAGGGTGAGCCTACCCCGCCTGCTACGTCGCTTGATGATGTTCGTGAGCGCGCTAAGCGTTTCGCGGGCAAGTAATTCACACACCTTTTGATCTCTGAAGGAGATAAACCATGACGACTCTCGGTATTCGTGAAGAGTCCCTGTACGGGGGCTCCGATGACCGTTGGCTCGGTTCGCGTGAGGGCCTTGCTACGGCCCGCACCGCGACCCTTGACGCCTCTGCTTTCCCCGCTGGCACCTACGCCGATGGTGTGGTGAAGTCCGGTACCCCGCTGGCCCGCTCCGGTGACCTGTTCGTGCCGTTCACTGACGACGCGACGCAGGACCTTGAGGGGTTCCTCGCCACCGATCAGAACGTGACCCACGGCAATGCTGTGGCCCCGCTCATTGACCGTGGCCGCATCCGCACCGCGTTCCTGCCTGTCGCGTTCACCGCGCCGGCTGGTGCGTCCCGTTTCGTTTTCGTTTCCTGATAGGAGGGGCTGACTACTATGGCTCTTTGGACTGATGTCATTAAGCCCGTCGAGGTCACGGCCTTCGCCCGGGCTGTTGTGGAGAACACGGATGAGGGTTCGACCCTCGCCAACATCTTCCCCAACGTTCAGGTCAACGCGACCACGTACTCGTGGGATGTCGGAGAGGTTCTTTCCGAGGTCGCTGAGTACCGGTCGTTCGACACTGAGGCCGCGTTCGGGCGTTCCGTGGGTCGGGGTCGCAAGACTTCTGAGCTGGCCCCGGTTTCGCTGAAGAAGCGGATCTCTGAGTACGAGCAGTTCGTGCACGCTGGTGCGAACACCCCCGAGTCCCTCCAGTCTGCAGGTGAGCGCATTTCCGGTGAGCTTGCTCAGGCGCACGTGAACCGTCAGGCGCTCCTTCGCGGTTCGATCCTGTCGACTGGTCGTCTGACGATCAACGAGGGCGACTTCGTGACGGATGTGGACTTCGGGCGCCGCGCCGATTTCAACAAGACTGCGGGCACCCTGTGGTCGACCGCTTCCACGTCTGACCCTGTCCGGGATCTTGAGACTTGGCTTGCGGAGTATGAGGAGGCGAACGGCACCACTCCGACCGACCTCATCCTGTCCCGTCGTGTGCTGTCGCACGTGAAGAACCGTATGCGTGAGGCCGGTTACTTCGGCACCGCTGAGCAGATCAACGTCACCACTTCCGCGGTGAACGATCAGCTCGTGGACCGTGGCCTGCCGACCGTGACTGTGAACGAGCGGCGTGCCGCTGGTCAGCGCGTCATCCCCGACAACGTTGTGATCCTCGCCGGCACCGGCGCTGGTGGCACCGTGTGGGGCACCCCCGTTGAGGCCGCGAACCCGAACTACGGGCTTGCCGCTGGCGGCGTTGAGGCCCCGGGCCTGGTTGTGGGCGCTTACCGCGAGGATGACCCGGAGGTTGCTTTCATCCGCTCGACTGCGGTTGTGCTGCCGATCCTGGCGAACCCTGACCTGACCCTGGTCGCGACCGTTCTCTGACCCTTTAGGAGGCTGTCATGGTGAAGATTCGTGAGGATCTGAGTGGCGTTGTCTCCGTGGGTGGGTTGAACCTGCGTGCGGGTGACGTGGTCCCTGACGGTGTTTCCGTTGGGGACCACGTCCTTGCCCCGGTTGAGCCTGTGGCGGAGGACAAGCCGAAGCCGGCACCGAAGCGTGCGCGGCGTAAGGCCACTGACTCCGAGGAGGAGTAATGGGTTGGGCCACCGTGCAGGACATCCGTGACCGGTGGCTTGATGGTGAACTGCCGTACACGGACGAGCAGGTGTTGACGTTGGTGGAGGACGCTGAGGACATTATTGCCGCCGAGTTCCCGACCCTGGAGCAGAAGGTTGCCCGGGGTGAGGTGACGCAGGGCCGTGTGGTTCGTGTTGTTGCCCGGATGATCGTCAGGGTGTTGAAGAACCCGGATGGTGTCAGGCAGCGGCAGGAGACCCGCGGTTCGTTCACCGGGTCCATCACGTATGGCGGGGATAACCCTGGGGAGCTTTACCTGGCTGATGAGGACCGGCGTGACCTTGGTGGTCGGGCCGGTCGTGGTAGGGCGTTCTCGTTCATGCTTGCGGGGGTGTAGTCCATGCGGCAGATGTTTTTCACCACTGAGCCTGTGACGCATCACCGTGAGGTTGGCGGGGGCGTGTCGGAGCGGGGCATTCCGCTGCCGCCCGTGTTCGTTGACCACATCGTTGAGGGCGTCACGGTTGAGCCTGGGCGTCCTGACGTGTCGGGTGACGGGTCCGGGGAACGGCTGATCGAGGGGTACACCCTCTATTTCGTGCCCGCTTACGACTACGAGCCTGGGGATGAGTTCACGGTGCGGGGCAAACGCTTCCGCGCCCTGGGCGATTCTGACATGGATTGGTCGCACCCGGACGCGTGGCTCAAGGCGGGGAACATCGCCTACTTGGGGCGGGTGACTGGCTGATGGGCTTCAAGTTCCGCCACCAGGGCCGCGTGCTCTATGAGATGGATCACCACGGTATCGGTGAGCTGCTGAAAGGTGAGGACGCGCAACAGTCGGTCCTCCAAGCGGCTCAGGGCATCGCGGCGAAGGACAAGGGTTATGAGGCGTTCCTACTCGACCCGAAGAACCGTGCGGTCGCTTCCGTTGTGGCGACGGGCTGGTGGGGGCAAACCCGCCAAGCGCATTTGAAGCTACAGCGGGACGCGGGCTCACCTCCCGGGCAGGCTAATACCTGGCCCGATCAGGGGTACATGGGTCGCCGTTCGCCTGAGTATTGGTGGGGGGAGGAACCTAAGTGATTATCCCCGCCGATGTTGAGTTGACGATCCTCCGCGCTGTCCGTGAGTGGTTCCCTGACGCGACTGTGGGCACCGACATCCCTGCTAAGTGGAACTGGGTTCAGCCTGCTGGGCAGCTCATCGTCGCCACGATTGTGGGCGGCATGGGCATCAGGGACCACGGCTTCGACGATGTCCGGGTCACGTTCGAGGTTTATGACCAGGACGTTGACGCAGCTAACACCACAGCCCGCCACCTTTACGGGCTGGTCCGTGAATGGCAGCACGAGGCGTCCGGGGTGTTCTACCGGGGCAACATCCTACGGCCCGTTTATCACCCTTACGGGGGTGGTGCCGGCGAGCCATCGTTCACGCCAGGTTACTGGTTCACCGTTGAACTTACTTTTAGGGTCGAGGAAATCCCCTCGGCCCTTTAGCTTTTAAGGAGCAAACAATGGCCGAAGGGCTTGCAGCAATTGCAGTCGGCACCCCTGTTAGTGCGACGGGTGGCGTGTCTCGTGCGCCGCTGGGCACTGGTGGTGTCGTTGGTTTCGACACGACTCTCCCCGCTGGTTTCGTCCAGGTGGGGCGTATTTCTGAGGACGGTCTGACCGAGAACTATGAGGTTGAGACGGAGAAGGTGAAGGACTGGGCGGGTAAGACCGTCAAGATCCTGAAGACCGACTCGTCCCTGACCTATGAGTTCACGGTCCTGGAGACCTCGAACGCGGACAACCTGCGTTTCCTGTACGGCGAGGAGAACGTCGACGTTGATGAGGCCACGGGTGACATTTCCGTGGACATCACGGGCGACATGCTGCCCGCGCAGGAGTTCGCTTTCACCATGCGTGAGGGGTCGAACGGCCCGGGGCGGCGCATCCACGTGCCGTACGGCCAGCCGACCATGTCGTCCGAGGTCAGCTACGTGAACAACGACGTCATCAAGTACACGGTGACCGTTGACGCGCTGTCCGACGACGCTGGTGTCATGGCCCGGGTGTTCCTGGCTGATGGCACGACCGAGGCTATCGTCACGCCGTAACTGTTCACTGTAATCCGTTACGGATTGCATAGACCCCGTGGTGGGCTGGTTTCTTGTCGGCTCCCAGCCCACCACGGTTCACCCCGAAATTAGCCGACAGCAATAACCGACACCTTTATGCATTGGAGCTGACAAACCCATGAGCGCGACCACCCCGAAGAAGAACAAGATCACCCGCAAGAACGAGAAGCGTTACGAGCAGGTCACGTTTGAGGTCCCCGAGATCTTCGACGGTGCACTGACTTTCCCGTCCCTTCAGCGCGCACCCATGCGCGTTCTCGTCGCCCTCGAGGAAGGGAACCTCGCGGAGCTGCCCAAGTTCCTGGCGCACTCCACCGACCCGGACAGTGTTGACGCTTTCCTGGACCTGGACCCGGAGGAGCTTGAGCCCGTGCTCACCGCTTGGGGCAAGGCTTCCCAGGTGGACGCCCCCAAAAGCAATTGAGATCATCCGCCTTCACCGCGACCACCCTTCAGCGGTTGAGGGCGAACTAATCAACAGGGGTTTCCGTTGGCGCGACGTCGGGTCTAAGCGCTTTACGTGGGGGGATCTCGTGGCAGTGATTGACACGCTGTCGTGGGATTCCCCCATCCGTAAAGCTGTTGAACCGGAGTGGTGGCAGTTTGGGAACCCTGATTATGCGTTGCTTGCTGACATCCGTGACTTCTTGGGGGTTATCGCTGTGAAAACGCCTGCCCCAGAAGATGAGCAAGAAGGACCTGCCCGAACCGGTGCCGCGTCCTAGTGATAAGCCCAGCGCTAAGAAAAAGGTTTACACGGCGGAACCCGTCTCCTTCGAACAGCTCGACCGCGAGTTGAACTGGTGACCTGTTAACTGTTGCATGTAACCCGTAACACGGTTAAACTGAAGGCATGGAGAAAAAACTTTGCGCTTTTGACGGTTGTGGCAAACCTTCGCGCACACGTGGTTTTTGTCAGGGTCACTACTGTCAGTTCAAGAAGGGGCAGGAACTCCGCCCTATCGCCAAGCGCATGCGCGGCGCACCCATCGAGGAACGCTTCATGTCCAAGTTGGTGAAGACGGACTCCTGCTGGGAATGGATATCGCGCAAGGACGCCAAGGGTTACGGCCGATTTACTTGGTCAGACGGGCGCGAGTTCACGGCGCATCGTGCTGCGTTCTTGCTGTTCAAGGGTGAGATCCCCGCGGACCTTACCGTGGACCACATCTGCCAGAACACCAGTTGCGCTAACCCTGGCCACCTCCGACTAGCTACGTGGACGCAACAAGCTCAGTACAAGCGCCGCTATGCGCGGACGTCACAGTCCGGTATTCGCAATGTTCACAAGGCAGGCAATGGGCGGAATGGCTATGCGGTCTATGTGACCAAGGACGGCGTAATTCACTACGGCGGTTACTTCATGGATATTCATGAGGCCGACACCGCCGCTGGCAACCTTCGCGCCAAGCTGTTTGATTTCAAGGAAATGCCAATAGAGTGAGGGTGGGCCATGGGCTCCCCTAGATATTAGAAGGGGTGCTCATGGCCGAATCCAAAGGATTTTCATTAGGCACGGGCTACGTCCACGCCACTGTCAGCTTCGACGGCATCGGCCAGCAGATCGCTAAGGAGATGCGGAAGGTCACGCCGAAGGCGGGGCAAGAAGCGGGTCAGCGCATCGGCAAGGGCATGCGCGAGGGTGTGGAGAAGGAAGCCGCGAAGGTTGACCTCTCGTCCTACGAGGCGCACGTCAAGTCCGTTGAGGACCGTGTCGCGAAGTCTGTCGCGGCGTCTGCTGAGAAGCAGGAGGCCGCTAAGCGCAAGGTTGACATCGCTGAGGCGAAGCTGCGCGAGGCTCGGGAGAAGTACAAGGAGGGTTCGTCGCAGATCCTTGCGGCGGAGGACCGTCTTGCTGATGCCCGGGGTCGCGCGGCCCGTGAGGCGCATAGCGCGGAGGAAGCTCAGCGGAAGCTGAACGATGAGCTGTCTGACGCGAAGAAGTCCCTTGGTGATGCGAAGAAGGCCGCTGAGGAGACCGCTGACGCTTACAAGAAGTCGTTCGGCAAGGGCTTCGTGCGTAAGATCCATGAGTCTCTGCGTGAGGCCGTGTCGTCGCAGACTGCTGTTGCGGCGGCTGCTGCTGGTGGCGCTCTTGCGGGCGCGGCGTGGTCGCAGGGGTTCAAGCGTGCGCTGAACACGGACAGTATCGCTAAGTCTATGGGCGGGCTGTTCGTGGGCATGTCTGGTGCCGGTGTCCTGAGCGACATTGGTGGCGGGTTCCGCGACTTCATCAGCAACCTTGACAGCTCCGTGCCGAAGATTGGTTTGGTGGCGGCTGGGCTGATGACGCTGGGCGGCGCGGGCATCGCTGCTGTCGGCGGCGTTCTGGGCGTCACTAACGCGCTCGGTTCGATTGCTGCTGTTGGGTTGACCCTGCCAGCCCTGCTCGGTGCGGGCGCGGCGTCCATCGGCATTTTCACGATGGCGATGATGGACGTCGCCACGGTCCTCGCGGATCTTGGGCCGATGTTCGGGGAGCTTCAGGACTCCGTTAGCGCGGCGTACTGGGAGCGTGCCGCTGGGCCGATCATGGCTCTCGCGGACAACGTGTTCCCGATCCTGATGGACCGGGCGTCTGAGGTTGCGCACGAGATGGCCGGCATCGCGGTGGCTATCGCTAACACTGTGAATACGGGCAGGAACCTTGAGTTCCTGGACAAGATGTTCGTGTACTTGCGGGACTCGTTGGACATCATGGGTGACGGCGTCGGCGCGATGACGAACGGACTGATGGAACTGGGCCTGGTCGGGTCCACGTACCTGCCGAACCTCGCGGGTTGGTTCAACGACATCGCCTACTCGTTTGAGGCGTGGGTTCAGGCGTCTACGGCGTCGGGTCAGATCTTTGAGTGGGTCGACACGGGTATCACGAACCTGAAGGCACTGGGCATGGTCCTGGTGAACACGGTCGGGATCTTCCACGCGTTGGGTACTGCGGCTGAGGCTGCGGGCGCTGGTGGCCTTGTGGGGCTCGCTGACGGTCTGGGCCGGGTGAATGATGCCCTGCACACTGCTGAGTGGCAGGCGGGACTCACGTCGATGTTCTCGGGCGCATCTGAGGCGATGTCCCGTATTGGTGACGGTTTCGGCGTGTTCGCGCGTGGGCTACTGGATGCGGGTGGTGTTCTCCGTGAGGGCATGATCCTGTCGGGTGACGCTATCGGTTCGCTCCTGTCTCTGCTGGGCGGGTTGTTCTCGTCGCCGGCCGTGCAGGGTGGGCTCGCCGAGTTCTTCGCCGGCACAGCTTCTGGCGCGGCTTCGCTCGAGTCCGCTGCGGCCCCGCTCGGCGCGATCCTGGGCAACCTTATGGGTGTCATGGGCACGATGGCTACGACGCTCGGCACCGTGGTGTCAGCGGCGGTTACTGCTGTTGCCCCCGCGTTCGTGTCAATCATGGACGGCGTTCGCCCGTTGATCCCGATTCTCGGGTCTATCCTGGTGGGCGCACTGGAGTTCCTGTCCCCCGCGTTCTCCGCTTTGGGCAACATCATTCAGAACGTCGTCGCCCCCGCGCTGGGCGCCGTGTTCGGGTTCATCTCGGACAACATCGACCTGATCATGACGCTCGGCTCCGCGCTTGCTATCGCGGCGACCATCGTCTCCGGGTACGGCGCGGCGATGTGGGTTGCCAATGGCGGGCTGAAGGCTGCCGCTGTCGCTACTAAGGCATTCAGTGTGGCGCAGTGGCTTTTGAACACGGCTCTGAGCATGAACCCGATTATGAAGATCGTTACCGTCCTGTTTGCTTTGGGCGCGGCGATTGTTCTGGCGTACAACAACGTCGGTTGGTTCCGGGCTGCGGTTGACACTGCGTGGGCCGCCATCAAGACGGCGTTCTCTGCGACGATTGGCTGGATCACTGGCACCGCGTTCCCGGCGCTTATGGCGGGGTTGCAGTGGATTGGTGACAAGTTCGCTTGGCTGTGGCAGAAGGTGCAGGAAGCTTTCGGCTGGGTCAAGGTCGCTATCTCTAACGTCGCTGACTGGTTCAACGGCACAGCGGTCCCCGGTTTCAACTCTGGGGTTGCGGCTGTCGGTGGGTTCTTCAGCGGACTTTACACGGGGATTATTCAGCCTGTCATGGGTTGGATTCGTGGGGCTATCTCCAACGTTGTGGATTGGTTCACGGGCACGATTGTGCCGAACTTCCACAAGTCCATTAACGCGTTGGGTAGTTTCTTCGATGCGCTGTACCGGAACTTCATCGGCCCGTTCGTGTTTGCGTTCCGCATGGCGGTGCTGGCTGTTTCTGCGTGGTTCCGCGACACCATTGTCCCGGTGTTCGATAAGGCTGTTACTGCTATCGGTGACGTTTTCCGGTGGTTGAATGACAGCGTGATCCAGCCTGTTTGGTCTTGGATTCAGGCGAAGATTCAGGCGTTCACGGCTTGGTTTGATCGGACGCGCGCGGCTATTCAGGCTGCTCTTCACGCGCTGGGACGTGCTTTCCGTGAACTGTATGATCGTTACGTTGTGCCCGTTTGGGATTGGATCAGGTCCAAGATCAACACGGTTTCCAATTGGTTCCGCAACGTGTTGGTGCCTGCCATGCGGGCCGCTATCCAGCGGATTGCTGATAAGTTCACGGAGTTCCGCAATTGGGTCGCGTCCATCTGGACTGCTGTTCAGGATAAGATCCGGGCCGTTGGTAATTGGTTCCGTGACGTCCTGGTTGCGACCGTCCGCAACGCTGTGCAGCGGCTTATGGACAAGTTTTCGGACTTCCGGGAACACGTCCGCGCCGTGTGGGATGGTATCCGAGACAAGATCCGGGACGGTTGGAACTGGATCGACAACAACGTCTTCTCCAAGTTCCGCGACGGGCTCGACCGGCTGAAGACTGCGTTCCAGGACACCCGCAAGGGCATCTCGGACGCGTGGGAAAAGTTGCGTGAAGCTGTGCGCAAACCCATCGCGTTCGTGGTGACGAAGGTCGTCAATCCGTTCCTCGATGGCTACAACAAGATCAACAACGCGTGGTCCGGCGACGACATTTCCCCGATCCCCGGCTTCGCTACGGGTGGTTACACGGGTCGCGGCGGGAAGTACGAGCCTGCCGGTGTGGTGCACCGTGGCGAGTACGTGATTCCGAAGGAGTCCACTGAGGCTCTGCGCCGTGAGGCACCGGGGTTCCTGGAGTCGTTGCACCACAAGGGTCCCTCGGCACTAGAGGGTGCGCAGCACGCGGGGCCTGGTACCCCAATCTACGGTGGTGTTCCGTCGTTCCGCAATCCGTTGCAAGATGCTATCTACCGAACTGGTAAGTTCCAGATCCAAACGCAGGGTGGCGGGCTTGGCTCGTGGGGCGTAGACGCTGCGATCTCTGCCGTGAATCGCGCCACATCGGTGGAAGTTACGCGGAAGTCGTCTAATGCTCCGATGAACTATTCGGAGACTTCCGGGTGGGGCAACACGGCATTTATGCGTGCTGTCAATGCTCCGCAATCCTGGGCCGGACTTTACCAAGGCAACTCGATTTTGCTTAATAATCGGACTGCGGCGAACATGTCCGCAGCCGGCAAGCGCGTTGTCACCATGCATGAGATTGGGCACGCGCTCGGCCTCCCGCACAATGCGCGTATGCATGGCGGCAATGGTGCTTGGTCGATGATGAACTATGACAACATGTTCCAGCACAACTCGGTCACGTCCGCCGACGTTGCCGCGCTCTCACGTATTTACGGGGGCAAGGGCTTCGCTTCTGGTGGCGGACCTGGCGGCGGTGGCAGCGACAGCGGCGATGACTCGTCGCTGCTTGGCGACATGCTAAAGAAGATTGTGAACGGCCCACTCGGTGAGCTTACTGGCATGGCCAAGGGTAACGTTTTCGGCGGCATGGCTAAGGGCCTGGCGGAGAAGGTTGTTGACGGGATCATTGATCGGGCCAAGGAGTTGTTCACATCTAAGGGTGCGACCATTGATGATCTTCCGCGGATGGCTAAGCCTTATGCGGATCAGAAGTGGGATGACCCTGTGGGCACTGTCCACAAGCTGTCGCCCGGTGTGTCGTCGATCTATAACGGCACGGGTGGTGACGAGTTCTTCCAGCGCGTTGGCCCCGGTTCGTCCGGTGGCATGACGTTCAACGGGGACGTTTACACGGTGTCCCCGGAGGAACTGTTCAGGACGTACGAGAAGCGAGCAGAGCGACGGAGGTCACTTGCCAATGTTGCATGACGCTATCCCTACGATCTCGTTTCACCGTGAGGGCGACGGTGCGCTGACTATTGGGCCGGCGCGGGCTTCCGGGGTCCTGTCTCTCGTTTATGGGAGTCAGGGCCTCGGGGCCGCGCCGACGTCGTTCTCATCTTCTGCGCGGCTCGCGGGGCACGGTTCGACGTCGCGCGGGTCCAGGTTGGATGAGCGGGACATCTTCCTACCACTGCGGCTGGACACCCGCTCAATGTCGGAGTCCAATCGTGTTCGCGAGGATCTGCTGCGGCTCCTCTCCCCGCTGGACAAGCGTGAGCTAACCTTGCGCGTCCATGTGCCGGGCCGTGATAGGTGGCGGGAGATCCCTGTCAAGTATTCGGCTGGCCTTGAGGGCGACTATGACGGGTCTTACCGGGGCAACACTGAGGCTATCGGCCTGGAGTTGAGGGTTCATGAGGCCCTGTGGCGTGGTGAGCCTGAGTCGCAGCCGTTCCAGGTGGACGCCCCGACGAAGAGTTTCCTGTCCCTTACGGAGCCGTTCTTCCCGGTGCTGCTGGCGGATTCCACGGTGGCTGGGCGGATCACGGTGAACGTAGCCGGTGACGCACCCACGGCCCCGTTGTGGACTGTCACGCCCCCTGGTGAGGACTTGTTGATCCGGCACGCTGAGTCGGGGTCGGAGTTCTTCCTGGAGGGGTATCTCGGGGAGACTGTGAACCTGGACATGTCGAACGGTCGCCTGTGGTCCGCTTCGGACCCGATGGGTGACCTGTGGTGGGAGCGGGTGCCTGCCGATCGTGGGCAGTTGTTCCAGTTGACCCCGGGGCGGAACACTATTGAGTTCGCTCTTGTGGGTTCCACGGCGGACACGATGGTGCATGTGACGTACGCGCCCCGCTACCTCGCTGGGTACTAAAAGAAGTAAACAGAACTAAACGCGGCAAAAGAGGAAGGCCCCCACCGGGTTGGTGGGGGCCAGCGACTTAGCGCACTAGACGCATGCCCCGTCGCACTCCTGCATCTCCCCTGTGGCGTAGTAGCACCCCTCGCAGGGTTCAGGCTGGTACTCCCACTGATTCCCTGCGGTGCAATAGTGGCAGGGGTAAGGGGCGGGAACGCTGGGGTGGACCTCACAATACCCGTCCAGCAAGGGTGCCCCGTAAATGTCGTAGCTCATGCCCCAATTCTACCCTCGTTATGCCCCTCGTGTCTCATGTTACGCATTCCAATTTACAGGAGGTCCCCGTGCAGGTTTGGGCGCGTGATCCTAACCGGGTCCGGAAGGGCCAGCTCACCCCGTTGTCGGCGCAGTGCGTGCTCCGTGAAAGCGGTGTGGGCACTTGGAGCATCACGGTGGATGAGTCCTCCCAGTGGTCCCCCGTGGTGCAGGAGGGGTGGGGTGTCGTCGTCATGGACGGTGACACCACGGTCTTCAGCGGGCCTGTGACGGAGATCCAGGTTGAGCAGAACGGGCAGGAACGCGACGTCACCCTCACAGGGGTCACGGACATGCACGTTCTCGCTGACCGCCTCGTGTACCCCAACCCAGCGCTCGGCTACGACGTGCAGGACAGGTCGCACTACAAGGCTAAGGGCGCAGCGGAAACGTTGATCCTCGACCTTATCCGGGGCCAGTGCATCCCCGAGAGCGGCCCTGTGAGCGTCACCAGGGCCACGCCGGGGCTCGTGGTGCCCGCAACCCTAGGGCGGGGTTCCGCGACGTCTGTGGAGGCGCGGTTCACGCGGCTGCTCGACGAGGTGAAAGCCCTCGCCACCGTTGGCGGGCTCGTGGTCGACATCGTGCAGGACGGCACCGACCTCCCCCTCATCATCCGGGAACCCGCGAACAAGGCCCGGTCCGTCAGGTTCATGCAGGACTCCGGGCTCGGCGCGTACACAGTGAAGAACACCGCCCCCACGATCACCACGGTGATCCTCGGCGCGCAGGGGGAAGGCGCGTCCCGGACTATCACGGGTAAGTCCGCGCCGAACGAAACCCGGTGGGGCTCCCGACGCATCGAACAGTTCTCCGACCGCCGTGACACCGAGGACGCCGACGAGCACCAGAAGACCATGACCGAGGTTCTGGCGGAAGGCGGGCCGGCTGGGTCCGCGACGTTCGAGGTCGCAGAGACCAACGACCTCCGCTACGGCACGCACTTCCAACTCGGTGACGTCGTGTCCGTCGTGCTCCCCGGGGGTAACACGATCACGGACGGCGTCCGGTACGTCGAAATCACCTGGGACCCGTATGGCCGTGAGGTCAAGGTCACCGTTGGCGACGAATCCACGGACGAACCCCTCGCACCCAAAGAACTCCAAGCACTCAAGACTTTGCAGCGCTCCGTGCGCGGATTGGCGGTTAGACGATGAGCCAGAACTCATACCCCAAGGTGGAGACCCCGTTCACCGACGACCAGTGGAAGAACCTGTTCCTCACCCTGGGGCGCGGCATCATCGACAAGGGCGGATGGCCGTACAAGCTCACGAACAGGGACTCCACCACGAACATGGTGACACTGGGCGTGTCCTCCCTCGACGGGCAGGCATGGGCGGTGCTCGACGGATTCGTGCACCACATGGACGCCCCCGAACAGATCAGCGTTCCCCCCGTGCCA